GCTGTTAATGTCGTACTGACGAACAAGACGAATAGAAACACCATCAGCCGCTGCACGGCCAGCCATGTCAACACCCTGCGGGAGCAACAGGTCAGCGGTACCAAACGCAAACGCATCCTTGTGGAATGCAAGAGAGTTTGCATAGCTTGCACCAGCAGAACCAGAGATGATCGTAGCGTTAGCTGACGGGATAGTGCCAGTTGAGCTAGTTACGTTCTGGAACTGGCCAGAGAATACCGGGTTGGGGAACACAGAAATGTTCTGTGAAGATCCCGTACCAGTAACGCCAGCAGTGATAACAAAGTTACGAAGTACACCAGTAGACTGACGGTTCTGCGGGTTAACTGCATATACGCCAGGAATGGTGAAGACAGTACCAGCGGTAACAGTCTTGCCGTTAGTGATGGTTACAGACATGGTGAATGCAGTCTGTGCATTCGTCTGTACTGAGCCACCAGCCTGTGCAGCAACCGCCATCGTGTCAGTGCCAACAATGAACGTACCAGCAGTGTAGTTACCTACGTTCTGGTCCATTGCAAAGTTGAAACCAAGCGTTGAATCACCCATTGCACCCTTCTGGAAGATGCGTGAGATGGTTCCTGACGGATTGAACAGGTTGGTCAGACCAGAAACGATACCAATTTCAGTTGCGGGATCGACAACGAAATGACGATCTTCATCAACTGGAGCCGCTTCCTGATTCAGACGAGCGCGTGCAGCAAGAACTGCACCCTGTGCCTGAGCAAGAGTCGGAGGGGTAACGGTATTGGTCAAGACACCAGGAGTACCAACAAGGTTATAAACATTGAGGAACTGCTGAAGACCGTCATAGTCGATCTTGTTAGCAACAGCTGCAACAGCAGGCTTGATGAAACGATCAGAGAAATCGCTGATGTTCATCGTAAGATCCTGAGTCGTAAACGCCATGTCTACGCCGAACTGGGTTCCCAGGGTCAGCGGTACATAGGTTTCAACTGAAGATTCAACCTGAAGCGCAGGGCCGGTACGACCGACATAACGCGGGGGTTTACGAAGATTGATCGTGGTGCCGATCTTCGCGCCTTCGATTGCGAACTTATCGTCATACTGACGAGAAACTGCCTTCGTAAATACCAACTGGTTGGTAAGTACGCGGAGAGCTTCGTTCGTAATCATACTAATAGTAAGCAACTGATTGCTCATAGTGATTACTCCACTAAATGAAAAAACAAATGGTTGGAATTGCCCATGTATTTTTCCAGATGGGAGCCTATCCCTCGAATGATCTGAAATGCCGCAAACACTCTAAGGGCCGTAGCAGTGTCTGGTAATCGTCTTATATCCTATTGTCTAGGATATGTAAAATGGCGCAGCTAATGGGTGACGAAATCCATCAGAGCTTGCAATCTCTTTGCTGCGCCAACCTGGATCAATCTTCTAAAATAGGATCTTCCGTTACGGCTTCATAACTAATGTTCAGTTCTTTTTCAATTCTTATCAATCTTTGATTTAAACGGTGAATATCAGAAGCAATACCAAGGATGACAGTCTCAAGATCGTGATCGTTGTTAGCAGAATCAGTCAATAAAATTTTCATAATTGTGTCCTAGCGTTTGATTCGGGATTGTCTGGCAGCCAATTCTTCAGCATTACGTGCTGCAATGTATTCAGCCGTAGACATTTCGGCATAAGTTTTTCTATGCGATGTTGCGCCAGTACCGGATATAGGTCTAACTGGAGCAGGTGCATTTGTAGTTTTACGGGGAGCACGATTTATAATCTCTGCCAAACGCATACCAGCTTGAATTGGGTTCATGTTGGCAATTTCGTATGCTACATCCAAATTTTTTCCAAGGATGTAAGCAAGCTCCGGTCCATTTTCCGTACCCAGTAGCGCTTGTCTAATGGTTTGACTTTGTGATAAACGTGGATCAGAGGTAATACTTTCAATGACCGTATCATAGTCCGTAAACTTTGCCCTTGCAGCAGCTTCTGCCGTTTCAAGTTTCGTTTGTGCTTCTGCCTGTTGTTGAGCTTGAATCCTTTGTTCATACTCTTCAGCGACTGCTTTTTTTGCTTCTTGAATTGCAGAAACCCGCGTATACTCTAATTGAGCTTGGATATAGCGAGGATCGTATTGCCCACCTGCGAAGTCATTAGGATCAGGGGGTTGAATACTAGGAGTTTGTTGCGGTTCTGGTTGGCGTTGTTGAGCTTGTTGCTCTAACAGTTTTTCTAACCGTTCTGCGTGTCGTCTGGCTTCGTGTTTGTCACGTGTGAGTTCATCGATTCTTCGTTTATACCATGGGTCTTTTTTGCTTTCATCCTCATCAGATTGAGCAATAATTTCGCCATCAGACTCAACTTCTTGGGTCTCTTGTTCAATAGGTTCCGGTGTAGGAACAGGATCGGTTTGCGGTAATTCGTCATTGATTGGTTCGTCACTCATAAATTACTCCTGATTTTCTCCGGGTTTCGTCTCACCCGTTAAGGCTTCAACATTGGGCTTGCGCGTCATTGCACCAGGCTTCATAGTTGAATTAGGTTGTCCTCCAGTTGGAGGTGATGGTGGGGCTTGTGGCGGCTGAACTGCCTGACCCATTGCTTCATGGATTCCCGGCATGATGTTGTTTTCCATAGACTCAAACTCCATGTGTTCTTCTTGGAGTTCTTCTTGGCCTGATCCCATCATCATTAACAGATTCTCTTTGACAGCCGCCTGTAGCTCTGCGTCCGTCATCATCAGTTTGCCTTCCACATCCATGCGCTTAGTTTCGCTATCGAACCACTGGCGCTCTGCCTCTTGAATCTTCAGCATTGCCTCATTGCGTGAGAACTGTAGTTCCTGCGACATTTCTTCCATCTGGTTTGCCATCTGCTCAATCATCTGCTGCGCTTGAATGACTTGCGGATCTACCTTAGTTCCGTCAGCAGTTGGCTGTAGCTGAGGCGGAAGCATGGCTTGCAGGCGCTTAGAGATTTCCTCAGCACCAGGCCAGTCCATGTTCTTTAGCATGAGATCGCCAATCATGTTGAACAGGCTTGGATTCGCCTGTGTAAGCGCAAGCATCATGTTTGCAGCTTCATCGCGCTTGGTTGCATAGCTTGGACCTGAGTCGCATACAACGTCATACGTTCCAACAGCGGGGTTATAAATGCTGTCAACCGCTGTGTTATCCGTGTATGCACTTGCCTGTGGCATATTCGGATCAATGTTGACCTGCTTTGGTACACCGTCTTCACCAAGAATACGAATCACACGCGCCCGGTCGTATACCTTTGGTATCATGTCCAGTACGATGCGACCAGCATGACGAATGGATCTGTTGAGATTGTCTTGATAATGAAAGTTGCCAGTCTCAGTCTGCTTCTGACGCAGCATAAGCGCACGTCCAGATGTCTCATTGGACTCACCGCCTAGGCTAGGCTGATAAATGCCCATGGACTGCATGATGTCGTTCTCAGCAAGCTGTACTGCCTGCATGATTGCGCTAGATGCCTGTGGTGGTTGTGATCTCTGAGGAGGAGGCGCAGGCGTACCCGCGATTGATACTGGATCATATTCTAGATACGCAAGTGATTCCTGATTAGCGCGTCCCCAACGTGGATCAGTTTCAAACTGTCCAGCAACACCAATGAACGGAGCCTTTGGTGCAAGTGCGACATTCTCAGCGTTGGCGCTGAGATAGTAGTTGTACAGTCGTTGCGCATCCTTTGCGTTGCGTACTAAGCCAGACAGATAACGTCTACCCTGTACCCAGACTTCATGGCCAATGACTGGGATGATTGGAATGTACTTCGTAGGAAGCTCACCACGCTCTAAAACAGTCTGACCCGTTACCTTCATCCACATGCAACGTTTAACGTCAGACATGCGGCTTCTCATGCCTTCTTCGTCGTAGATTTCTTCCTGTGAATGCTCGATGTAGAAGTATTCAGCGATACGAATGCTGTCCTTTGTGTACCAGCCCTGCATGTCTCCATTGCCCGCAGCTTCCCAGTTAGTCTCTGGAACGTCTGGATACAGGCGCTTGAACTCATCCTTGGGGATTTCTTCCGCAATGATGCACCACTCAGCATCTGATCCATCGGGCTGTTTGGCATGTGGGTCCATGTAGACCTTCATAGGATCTACAACGCGGTCAATGAAGATCTCTTGGTCAAATGATTTATCATCCGCCCAGTCATTGCGTACACGGAAGAAGCCTAGACCAGTATCAACCTGCCATTCGACTGCCGTGTCATATGCAATGGATGCGTTACTGTTGTCTTGGATATGGCGAATGATACCCATGAGAACTTCTGACGTTTCCTGATCCGCACCGTCATTAACAGGACGAATGCGAATACTAGGCGTGTTCTGCCTAATCTCATTAACGACACGATCTCTGAACTGCAATAGTCGATTAACGACTAGCATGGGCCGCTCTTTTCCAGGTCTTGACCTGTCATATTTGGAGCTTTCCATCCACTGATCGCCAAGACGCGCAAAGCGAATATCATCTAGCATTTCCTGACGATTCTGTGCAGTAGACTCCATTGCGATATCAAATCGCTTGCGGATCTCCTCCAGCACTTCATTATCTGGCTCTAGCTCATCCGTATTGCCAATGGAATCAAAAATAGAATCAGTGTCGAGATTAGCCATGTTAGCCGCCGTTAATCAATGAAAGGACTCATGCCCTGTAAGCCACGCAGTTTTGCCCAGTCAGTAGACTTGCGATAAACAGAGTCATCTATTGCGCGGTTTCTTGTAGGAATGCTAGGCAATCCTCTAGGCTCAGATAAAAGATACTGCAATTCTTCAGCAGTCAGCGTAGGTACGACTTGAGGATAGTCGCGTCCCATTGCATTAGTTGAACTGTATTCAGTCATTGGTCCACCAGACATAGACTGCATAGGGCCAAGCCAGCCATATCCTTTTGCACCAGATGCAATGTCATGTCGCTGACCAAATGCTCTACGGTCCATGCCTTTCATCGTTCTTGGCAAATCAGGACGATACGCGCTAGTCTCTGGCATTAACATAGCCATAACGTCATTTGGTGCGTACATATCAAATAAGCTAGCCATATTATGCTCCTAGGCACTCATCCAAGATCCAGCGCGACCATCGTCATAGTCTTTTCTGCGCTTAATATTATCATTACGCATCATATCAATGCACGTTGCGAGATATCTGAACGAATCAGCGCCATGTGAGTATTCATCATGCAATGGTCCAGTAGGTTGACCAGTAGTCTGATTGATACTGCGCCGATAACGCTTGAGACATTCCTGTAAACGTTTCGTCTTTTCCTTATCCATCCAGACACGCGGGAATAACATACGCGCTAATCGTATGCCATGCTCAACGTCACCGATGGGAATCACTTCAACCTCCCATCCAAGTGCAGTCATGATCTCAACCGCAGACTTGCCAGTCTTGTAATCCTTATGCACTGCATCGTGCGGCAGCCAGAGCTTGCCCCAGTTGTAATTGCGGCGCTTTAGCTCTGCGCTATACCAATCAAGCGTCTGGAATGACTCTTCGATGTAATCAAAGATACGTGCCTCTGAGCCTGCACGTTGAACCATGATGATAGACATTGCGTCATTCCAGCCGAGATCCACTACAACATGCGCCTTCAGCATAGGATCATGCGTCACCAGGTTGATACGATGCTGTTCGGACATAAGCTGGTATTCATCCGCATAGATCGCACCATCGACTACAGTCTTTGGCTTGCCTAGCCAGATGTTGTCGTAGTCCTTTTTGTTGTGTGCTTCACAGTGTGAGCGTTCGACTTCAAGTACTGTTGGAAACCAAGGATTGTCCATATAGTTGACTTGAACAACGTATGAATCTGGTACTTGATTTGCAATGAATCTTGTGTAAGTGTCATCTGTATCAAGATCAGGATTCATTGTGACCCAAATCTCAGATTCTTCGGCTCGAATCGTAGGGATTAGGATGTCCCATGACTTCTTACTAACAGATTGGGCTTCTTCTACCCAACAAATGTTAATGTTAGCCATCGATTTGATAGATTCGACAGTATGATTTGCCAAACCTGAAAATGTGAACACAGAGCCATTCAGGCCGCGTATTTCAGTCTCTGTGACGGTGTAGTAATACCCTAGGTTTAACGTTTGAATCTGGTCAACCAAGAGCGTGTGGACAGATTGTTTGATAGACTTCTGTACCTCACGAGCACAGAGAACGCGTAAAGGTTTTTCTGCGGCTTTAATTAACAATGCTGCAGATACAGAGTAAGACTTGCCAGATCCTCTACCGCCATGTAAAACTTTATAGCGATGAGAGTCAAATAAACCCTTAAGCTTTGGAGGGAATTTTGCTTCAGTCTCCAAACTTCACCTTAATTGCATGTTGAATGGGACCACCACCAGCTCCTGTAATTTCCTTCTTAACTTCAGCAGGAATTATCTTGCCAATGAGAGTCATGAAAGCTGTCGGGTTTTCTTCAGCTTGTCGTTCAAAATAAGCTTGGCCTCCAACGCTATCAAGTGATGCAAGAAGCATATCTTTAATCGCTTGCGTGTTTTTATTGGGAGCACCTTTAGGTCTTCCTCTACCGCGATTGGTCAAATTTTCGGTCAGTATTTTATTGCCCATCGTCTTTAGTCCATTCGTCGCACGTGTCATTCTTCTTGACAGCAGCGAATTCTTGATCTTCAAATCCAAAGCGTTGCTGACAAGTCCCTGCTCCGTTACTAGGATAAAACGGATTGTAATACAAACACTCTTGGCACGCGTTTTCCATTTACAAAATTATAACACATCCAAAACACCCAAGGATGACAGCACACTCCACCTCTCTAATAGAGAGGTGGGGTGAGTGTGTGTCATATATCCTTCGCAGTAGGCGTATGCACACACAGTTACACACTTCAAAAAGTAAGGTAGATGAAACCTTCAATTTCTTCAATAATTCCCTTTTTAATCAATGACTTAATCGCTCTTTGATAGACGTCGTATCGTGTGAGGTCGTGGTCATTCATCAGTTTTTTAGCCAAATCGAGCTGTTTCATGGCTTGGTAGTGCTCGTTATTCAAAAACTGAATAACGTGAGCCTCTCTTGTACAATATCCTTTTAAGCCATCGTCTGCAGGTTTGTCTTGAAGCTCAACTAAAATACAGCTGCTTCGAGACATGTCATCGCCATCTTCATCAAAGCCAACCGCTATTACTTCAGGCTTCAACTCAAAGTACATCTCAAGGTCGTCAGCTCCATCTTTCATCTTGTCAACCTTGGCCGTTTTGGGACCTTGTTTTTCACCTGTTAATAAGATGCTAACGTCAGCCGCTCCTTTAAGACAGGAAGCGCCACGCATGCCTTTAGAGGCATCTTTGCCTGCATGGTGGACAATGATGCTCATGGAATTAAATGCAGCATTAAGTTTGGCAATTGAATCAAGATACAACTGCATCTCAGTGTTGTTGTCTTGATTGGCACCACCAGATGTTTGGGCTAACGTGTCGATAAACACAATGTCAGGTACAAACTTAGAATGATTGCACGAGTTGATAATCTCTTTAACATCAGAAATCCTATTTAAACCAGGCTTTCTATCAATAATCCTTAATCGATTCTTTTCTTCAGCTGTCATATCATTGATCGACAACTGAAGTCTGTCTCTAAATCCTGATATACCTTCAGCACAGATATACAAAACATTGACTGGATCTGTGACTTTCTTATCAAAAAACTTGCCATGTCCTTGTAACAAATGTTTGACTAAATGAATGGCAAAGAACGTTTTACCTGTACCCGATTCTCCATAGATAAAGCCAAGCTCAGCAGCAGGAATAAGATCTTTGACGTACCATTTCAAAACAGGCCGATCGAGCAACTGCTCGTAAGTCAACAAAGGAAACTTCAAAGCTTCAACGTTTTCAATGACAGGCATTTCATCAAGAATCCGTTGCCGTTCTTCAGATGTTTTATGCCATCCCCTAAGAATCGTTGTTAATTCAGATTCAAAGTCCATACTTTTAACAGCACCAGTCGTATCAGTAGGGCGCATGTCTTTTTCAAACAATTTCAAAGCTTTAGGCAAAAGCTTTTCATCAACTGCTTCTTCACCTAGTTGGCAACCAAGTTGAAAAATAGCCACGTTACGGCTATACATAGGATCGTCATGAGTCTTGACGGCCATTTCTTTCACATGCTTTTTAATGATTGGCATATGAATGAAAGCTTCCATAACTTCGTCATGGCTATAAGGTTTTTTGCCTGACGAATGGACAAGCTCAACCTTAAAGCCAGACTTATTGTTCATAAAACCTGGGACTCTTAGCACACGAGCAAGATCTTTGGCATTAGGATCTGACCCATATTCAGAAATCATTACTCCCATTAGCTGCTTATAATCATCAGGACTAAGACCATCAACTAAGAAATGCCGATGAAATTTACCAGGACTTGTTTGTACAACAAAGTGAGGTTCTAATGGAAGTTTTAACTTACATTCATGGTCATCTTCTTGAAAGAAACCTCGAATCTTAATAACGCTTTTATTATTTCTACCAGTGCCATTACCTTCATTAAACATGAAGTAAATACCAGCACCTTTAGTATTAAGCTCTTGAAATAATTTCTCATCATATTTGTGAATAATCCGACAAAGACTTTTGTCACCTTTTTTGTCACTCTCTCCAAACGTTTGATAAGTGATCTTTCCAGTCAATTGATCTAGCATCGTTCCTCCTATAGTGATTGCGGTCTCACAATACAACATAACAATTGGTGTGTAAACACATACATTTTACTTTTGTATGAAATTGTTGTACGATTTGACTCCCAACAATCACATACACACTCGAACTATGGCACACGCGCTTTTATCACCATCCGCAGCACATCGCTGGACCGAGTGTCCAGGATCTGTTTTTCTAACTAAAGATTTGCCTGATCATCCATCTCAAGCTGCAGCTTATGGAACATTAGCTCATTCTGTTGCAGAAAAGATTTTGTCAGGAATACCATTGGCAGATTTAATTGCAGTAAATGATCAAATTGACGAAGAAATTATAAAAGGAGTTCAAACCTATGTGGATTACGTCCGATCCTTTCTCACTCCAAATGCAACTTTGTACGTAGAACAACGTCTTCCAGTAGGACATATCACATCTGAACCTAACGCTAAAGGAACAGCTGACGCTGTCATTGTTGAAGATGAACTTCTTACTATCATTGATTTGAAGTTTGGACACAATTATGTTTATGCTAAAGACAATCATCAGTTAAAAATTTATGCTCTTGGGGCAATTCATCGATTTGGTGAACGTGAACATGTAAAAACAGTCATTCATCAACCGCGCGCAGATCACGTTGATGAACATATTTATACGCTTCAAGAGCTTTATGCTTTTCAACAAGAAGTATTTTTTAAAGGTACTGCAGCCTTACGTATGGCTAAAGGATCTCTTCCACCTTCTTACAATCCATCTCCAACAAATTGCAAATGGTGTAAAGGGAAATCTCATTGCCCATCACTTGCAGATCAGATGTTTAACTTGATCGATTCAAAGCAAGATCTAAACGAATCTGCCAAATGGGTAGATCTTGCTCGTAAGTGGGCAGATTCGGTTGAAGAGCATCTCGTCCAAGCTCTTGTAGATGGTCAAGAGTTTGAAGATTGGGAACTTGGTGTAGGAAGACAAGGCAACCGCAAATGGATTGATGAGAAAGAAGTCCTTTTAGTCTTACAGTCATTACTTACAGAAGATCAGCTTTATACTAAGAAGATCATCAGCCCAACCCAAGCAGCCAAACTTACTGAGATTGATCTTGAGTCACTCATTATGAGAGAACCAGGCAAACCTATTTACATATCGAAAAATTAGTATACAATTGTAACCACCTCATCTTGAGGTCATTACGTAAAACGAGGAAACTATGTCTACTGAAATCATGATCAAAAACGCACGTCTTTCTTATCCCCATCTTTTTAGTGCTTCAGCTTTTGCTCCTGGCCAAGAGCCAAAGTACTCTGCTTCGTTCCTCATCTCTGAAGATGACAAGCAATCCAAAGCCATTGAAGAAGCAATGCTTGAAGCTGTTGAAGCTAAATGGCCTGGCAAAGGTGCTAAGATGTTGGCATCATTTGAAACCAGATCTAAAGCTGTCAAACAAGGTTCAAAGGTCAAACCTGATGACGAGTCTTATGAAGGTCAGATCGTCATCTCTGCAAACAACAAGTCTCGTCCTCTTGTTGTAAATAAAGACCGCACGCCTCTTTCTGAGGATGACGGCGTTATTTATGCAGGCTGCCGTGTTAATGCAAAAGTTCGCTTTTATGCATATGACAATGTCGCAAAAGGTGTTTCTGCTCAGCTGTTAGGAGTACAATTCTTTGGCGACGATTCTCCTCTTGCCGGTTCAGCAGTAGCAAAGACCGACGATTTTGATGATTTGTCCGACGATCTTTAAATCGTCACCCCATGTCTCTCCTTTTGGGGCTCTTTTGAGCCCCTTCTTTTTAAGGATACAATTTACAAATGTTATTTTTTGACATTGAGCTTTTTCCAGATTTCTTTGTCATAGGCTTTATGAATGAGCAAGACATTTATAGAGCTTATACTCTCAAGGATTTACCTAAGATTCGATCACTAATAGCAACCCGTCGTCTCATAGGTTTTAACTCAACAAACTATGATCTTCCAATTTTAGAAGCTGCACTTAATGGCGCAAACATTAAGCAACTCAATCAGCTTTCACTTGCTATCATCAATGGTGAACGCGTATGGCCAAAAGGCTTGTACGATCATATTGATCTCATGCAGATTGCGCCTGGATTGAAGATCTCATTAAAGCTTTATGCAGGCCGAATGCATTTCCCTACGATGCGTGAGATTAAGTTTGATAAGACTCCTTCTTTAGACATCATCACAGAATACAACCGCAACGACTTACTTGTCACAAAAGCTCTTTACAACAAAGTCAAAGCTCAAATCGAACTTCGTGAGCAAATGACATATAAGACCAAAATGGTTTCAAAGTCAGATGCTCAGATTGCAGAGTATGTATTTAGAGAACTAATCCCTTCTTATCAAATCCCATCCATTCCTGTAGGTACAACCTATAAATACAATCGACCTGATTGGCTTGAACCATTTGGAGCTGTTGACACTGCAACATTTGAAGTTGGAGATTCAGGTGCAGTACTTCTTCCAGAAGAACTTAAAGCATCGATCATGATAGGCGGTAAGCCTTATCAAATGGGGATTGGCGGTTTACATTCAAAAGAGTCAAACATTGACTATGCTGATGTCACTGACTTCGATGTCACATCGTTTTATCCAAACATCATCATGAAGCTTGGGTTGTATCCTGAAGGACTTGGCCCTCAATTTTTACTACACTATGAGAAAATCATCTCTGAACGCATCGCAGCCAAACGTTCAAGCGATAAGGTTAGAAATGAGACCCTTAAGATTGTCATCAATGGATCATTCGGTAAGTTGGGATCTAAATACTCGTGCCTTTACTCGCCGCAACTTTTGATTCAAGTCACAGTCACAGGACAATTGATCCTTTTGAATCTCATTGACTTCTTAACCAACCATGGCTGTGAAGTCATCTCAGCTAATACTGATGGCATTGTTGTCAAAGGTGAAGCCCAACATCTGATTGATGAATTCGCATCTCAGATAGGCTTTGAGTTTGAATCAACACATTACAAGCGATACTTTGGCCGCGATGTCAACAATTATGTTGCTATCAAGGATGATGATTCAGTCAAAACTAAAGGGACTTTCAGTCCTGCATCTCTTATTAAAAATCCAGACAATGCCATCATAGGAGAAGCTATCATTCAAGAACTTCTTCATGGCACAGGTGAGGCTCACATAATGAGCTCAACGGACATCACAAAGTTTTTACAAGTCAGATCAGTGACTGGCGGCGCTGTGTTTGACGGCAATTACTTAGGGAAAGTGGTTCGTTATTACCATTCACAAACGTCCACTTCCAGTTTACAATATGAAAAAAATGGCAATCGCGTTCCTAAATCAGATGGCTGTAGGCCTTTGATGGATTTGGATGGCTTTCCTAAAGATCTCAATAGGCAATGGTACATTGATGAATTCAAAGCATGCTTGAATCCCAAATCGAAAAAGCCTACTGCCAAGAGGTCAAAAAAAGAGGCGGTATCGCCTTAAAAATGATATCTCCATCGATGATAGGCATCCCTGATCGCTTAATCATCTTGCCCAATGTATCAATGTACTTCATTGAGTTTAAACGACCTGGCGAAAAACCTAGAAAGATACAGCAGGTCATCATCCGTAAATTAAGAGAATTAGGAGTGATCGTTTATGTCGTCTCTACCATTACATCCATATCAGACTCAGGCTATCCAACACATTTTGACTCATCCTAGATGTGCAATCTTTGCATCGATGGGTGCAGGCAAAACCCGTATTTGTCTTGAAGCATTGTCACAGTTAGATGATTGCTTTCCAGTTCTTATTGTTGCACCTCTTAGAGTGGCCAAACATGTGTGGCCATCTGAAGTTCAAAAATGGACTCCATATTTCAAAATCCAAGTTGTTAAAGGTACGGCTGAAGAACGTAAAAAAGCCCTTACTACTGATGCTGACATTTACACAATCAACTTTGAAAACATTGCCTGGTTAAACAATCTACTGATAGGTGGAAAATTCAAAACTATCATTGTTGATGAATCGTCTAAGCTTAGGGGTTTTCGTCTTAGAAGAGGTACCAAATCAACCCAAGCTTTATGTCAAATGGATAAAGCAACCAGGTTTATAGAGCTAACAGGAACTCCTGCTCCTCAAGGAATTATTGATCTTTATGGTCAGATGTTCTTTTTAGATAAAGGCCAACGATTAGGCAAAACTTGGCATGCTTTTACATCAAGATTCTTTTCATCAACATTGATGCCTGGAGGTTATGCAAAACTAACTCCTTATAAGAATGCATTTAATCTTGCAACATCTAAAATTAAAGACATTGCTTTGACGATAGATGTTAAAGACTACATCGATGTGGCAAAACCTGTGACTACTGTTATTGAAATCGATCTTCCTCCAATGGCTTTTAAAAAATATAAGGAATTGGAGCAAGAGATGACGTCGATCATCAAAAACACAGAAATCAATGCTGTTACAGCTGCGGCTGCATCAAACAAATGCCTTCAAATGACAGCAGGCTTTGTCTATGACGAAACTAAAGCTGCAATCAATGTGCATACAGCTAAACTCGATGCTTTAGATGACATTTTAGAAGAATGGGCGCATAGACCTGTGATCGTAGTGTACTGGTTTAAAGAATCACTTAACAAACTTGTTGATCGATATGATCAAGGGCATCAACTCAACAACAATATTGACGAATGGAATCAAGGCAAGATCCCACTTCTATTCCTTCATCCTCAATCAGCAGGGCATGGCCTTAATCTTGCAGAAGGAGGGCATATCATGGTGTTCTATGATGTCAATTGGAATTTAGAACTTTATCAACAAGTAATTGAAAGAATTGGACCTATCCGTCAAGCCCAAGCAGGACTTGATAGACCTGTCCATTTGTATTATCTTCTAGCAAAAGATACAGTAGACTTCAAAGTCATGAAAGTCTTGGAAGGAAAAGCAACAGTTCAGACAGCATTGCTTGATGAGCTCAAATAAATTTTACAATTGTATATTTTGGTGGTAGACTATGAAACGACGGAATGAGCTTTGGAAGTTCATGCATGATCACAATTTGTCTGATCATCAGGTGGCTAAAATGCTATCTGTGTCATTGATGACCGTTAAGATTTGGAAGTGCAACTCTGAAAGGAGTATCACTGACAAAGATTTTCAACTTTTGAAATACATGGTAAACGCGAATGATTAATGACGTGATTGAGATGCATAAAAAGTTTGGCTTTTCAGTTGAATCCAAGCCAGTCCTTCTTAATAAGAAGACTCTTAATGAACGGCTTGTTTGTATGCAAGAAGAGCTTGATGAGTTTGCTGATGGTATTGATTGTCAGTCTATTGACCATCAAGCTGATGCCCTCATCGATCTTGTTTACTTTGCCCTTGGTACTGCCGCTATGATGGGGATACCTTGGCAAGAACTTTGGGATGACGTCCACCGTGCCAATATGGCTAAAGAGCGTGGCATCACCAAGCGCGGTCATGCTGAAGACTTAGTTAAGCCTGAAGGTTGGGAAGGTCCTAAGACTCGTAAAATTTTGATTGGAGCTGGATATGAGTATTGAGAAAGTTTTAGATGAACGAGGCGATCGCTATGGCTCATTTGATGGCAATGCTCGTACAGTACAAGATTGTCTTGATGTACTCATGGCTGGTGATAACTCGATCGCCCTCAAGTATTACCATAAAGAAGCTATGCACATGATTGTCCATAAGCTTGCAAGGATTGTCAATGGCGATGCAGATTATAAAGATTCTTGGGTTGACATTGCAGGTTATGCGCAACTTGTTGTGAGGCATCTTGATGAACACAATTGATCAAGAATGGCTTTTTAATCTTAAGGATGTGTTGCATTTTGGGCAGCGCATCTCTCCAAGAGGGAAAGACACGGTTGAACTCGTTGCTGAGACGTCAAAGATTGACATGAATTACCCGATTCTTGTCAATCCGATTAGAGCTATCAATTACAAGTTTATGGCAGCCGAATGTTACTGGATTTTGTCTGGTGACAATACGGTTGAAGGCATTGCACCTTATATGCAGATTATCAAAACATTCTCCGATGATGGCGTGACATTCTTTGGAGCTTATGGTCCTAAAGTCACAAGCCAGATCAGTTACATCATCAATAAGCTTGACGCAGATCCAAACACAAGACAAGCAACATTAACCATTTGGAGAGAAAATCCTCCTGAAACTAAGGACTATCCTTGCACCATTGCAATGTCATTCTTTATCAGGAATGACGCAATCCATTGTCATACAACAATGAGATCAAATGACTTGTGGCTTGGGCGTCCTTATGATGTGTTTAACTTTTCTATGATCACTAATGCAATTCGCTTATGGCTTAAAAAAAGATACAAACTTGGATCTCTATATCTGACGGCCACATCAATGCATCTTTATGAGAACAACTTTGAAAATGCTCATGAAGTTCTTGAAATGGGGCCTTCAAAGTCTCCAAAGATTAAAGACTTTAGTTCACCTATCGAGCTTATGGAAAGTCTTGATCAAGTCCGTCAAACAGGAGACATCTCATGCCTCCTAGGATAGACAAAGATACGTGGGCTTTGATGCTTGCTAACATCACATCACAACGTGCAACATGTCGACGTCGTCGTGTTGGAGCTGTGTTTCTAAACTCTAAAGGTCATGTCATTGCTACAGGCTATAACGGCAATGCATCAGGGCTTCCTCATTGTCTTGACATTCCTTGCAATGGTTCTGATTCACCGTCAGGCACAAATCTTGATGGCTGCAATGCTTTGCATGCTGAACAGAATGCGCTTCTCCAATGTCATGACGTGTGGTCTATTGACACAGTGTATGTGACGGCAAGCCCATGCTTTACATGCACTAAGCTTTTACTCAATACGAGTTGCAAACGTATAGTCTTTATTGAAGACTATCCTCATGGGGCTGAAGAGCTTTGGACTTCAGCTGGTAGAGTTTGGCAAAAGTTTTTTACAAAGGTATAATTATGATCATCAATCCTTTTACTTCTATTCCTAAATCCAATAAATCACATGTCAAAGGTTGGGCTTTGCATTGGTCTGAATCTATCGATCAACCTATCCACAGAGAAGGTCCATATTCTGGAGATCTTTATCTGGAACATGGCGTCAACTTTGGAGGCTCACTCAACCTTTTTGGCGGTGTCACAGATCAAATCATCGACAACCTCAAACAATTGGCTGCATCACCTAATAAGCTTTACTCTTTAGACATTCCAATGCCTGATTATGCAGGTATGCTTAAGAAACGTGGTGTTGAAATTCCAGGTCTTGAAGACAAACTTGCATCAGCAATCACTTTGACGCAGATGGATCTTCCATTCAAAACCATCGTGTATGGAGACAGTCATGCTACAGCTTATGCTCCTTACAAAGCTAAAGTCATTCGTGTCAATGGTCAGACTTTATACGGTGCACTGAAGGAAAACAAAATCCCTGAAAATGTAAACCTTATCGTATTGGGATCAATCGATGTTCGCCATCATTTGCTGCGTCAACCAGAACCTAGAAAAGCAACAATGGAATTGATCAATGAACTTCAAGCTCGTTATCCTAATGCTCAGTATGGAACTCCTGTTCCTGTTGAACATGAAGAACGCAGAATCCCTAAGACTGGTTATTACAAAGGATCACCATTTTATGGATCTAGAGAAGAGCGTCAATCGTTAACAGCTTTGTTTAAAGCATTCACTCACGTTCGTCTTCCTGATGTGTGTTACATCATGGATGGTAAGAAATACGCCGATGAATACATGGAATTAGGTTCATCAGTTCACATAGCGCCTACACACTATAGAAGAGTTGGGGGTTGGAATGTTTGAGATCACCAAAGATCAAACCAATAGGGATGCGGTTTTAAATGCCAAAGAGTATTTGGCAATGCTACATGGCTTTCAATCTAAACTTAAAGATCCTATTGTTGATCATGTACATGATTACTCTGTATTTAGAGGTGACATGTCACAAACATCATTGAAAGGTTATGGCGCAGAACCTTTACTAGCATCGATCAAAGAAGATACCGTTGCCTATGTTGCACCAAGAGCAGGAGCTGCACCAGATGCTATTGCAAAAATAGCAGAACTTTACGGTAAACATTGCGTTTTCTTCTGTCCTGCTTCAAAGATTCCATCTGCACATCAAAGGTCAGTTCTCAACTATCAAAATGTTGAGCTTAGGTTTGTCAAGATTGCAGCAATGCCAGTCTTAAACAGTTACGCATCCAAATGGGCAGAACAAAATGGCGCTAAATTCTTACCATTTGGTTTAGCCAAAAGTCCATTGGTAACCGCAGGTCTTATCCTAACCGCCCAGAGGATGCAATTGAATCCATCTCAAGTATGGATGAGCGTTTCAACAGGAACTGCAATCAGAGCGTTTGAGATTGCATGGCCTCATGCTGAAATAAAAGGGGTGGCTGTAGCTAGGAATATGCATCCTGGTGAGATTGGTAAAGCTGATCTAGTTTCGTCTTCAATTCCATTTTTGCGTCCAATCAAAGATCTACCTCCATTTCCTTCAACCGCTAACTATGATGCTAAAGCTTGGGGAAGATTTAAAGCTGAGCATAAACCTGGCGCATTGTTTGTCAATGTGTCATGTGATGCTAACATCATGAGACCTTATCCTGGTCATATCAACTCCCAACGTAAATGGGGTGATCATTCAGATTTGGAGCGTCCATTATGAAAACTACAGAATATTTTGACGAGTTTGTACGTTATTACGGTATGGCCAAAACGCAGCAAGAAGAGTGTAATCTTGGCACCATACCCCATGCACAATCATCTGTAGACGACGATTTGATGAAACATGTTCATCTCTATGACGTCGTTGAAAGGAAGTATGCAGGCTTCTCACAGATCCTTTGGGACTTGATGCATGGTGAGAAAGACTCTCATCCTTACAACCATAAACTCCATGACATTAGACTTCCAATTTGCCAAAAGTTCGGCTATCAAAATTGGACTATGGAAACATGGATGTTCGTGTTTGCAGTCCATCGATTGACAGGTTCTGCCATCAATTATGCAAAGAACCCATCAGGCTATCACAACACAATCTTGCCAGAACTCCATGACTGTGCTGATATTCCTGATATGGTCAAAAAGATCAAGGCTTATAACGGAAAAATGTATACGTCAGTTGGCTATCAGTTTCCGGCATTCCCTAAACCTACCAGTGACTATTCCAAAGGTGGTGACTTTTTTATCTGTGAGATGCTGCCTCACTTGATCAAGTCACTTCCTTACAACCAAAAAACTTTTAGAGGATGGATGGAAGGTCTTGCAGATTGGAACAGACAGAATGGACTTAGGGTCTATTGGTTTCAATATGCAGCATTTTTAGCTGACATTGCGGATCACTTTCCAGATCTTATAGATCCTACGTCTTTGTTTTTCTATGGCACCAATGCAAAAGAATGTTTAAGCTATCTAACTGACAAACCAGACTTCGATCGCATCACCATCATGGCCTGTGAAGCCACTGGAGGCAATCCTTATGACGTTGAGGATGTCTGTTGTGACTTTATCAGATGGATTGAGAACTATTGCAGGCAAGGTGGAGACTATGACCATCTTGATCTTGACAAGATTTGGAATAGCTCAAAAATTAAGCATCCACATGGAAGGCAAAAAAATAGTTTACAAGTGTAAATTTATGTGTAGAATCACTTCTAACGGCTGCATGTTGTGGCTGATTTGGAGAGATTCATGTTGACCGAAAAGAAATTTGCACGTCTGCTTCAGATCAAGAAAGACTATGAAGAAGCACTTGACACGCTTAAGCAGATGAGAAGTCTTGCAACTCAAAATCCTTACTACATCCTTAGGGTTTACCATGAGATCGAATTTGAGATCAATCTCATCAAAGCAAAAATTGAGTTCATCGAAGACCAACTTAACTAGGAGAGATAAAATGAGAATCGTAGACAAATTTGGAGCTTGGATCTTAGATACACGTATTGGAATGATATTTGCAATTTTTATTATTGTTGTTGGGGCTAGTGTTTTTATATCTAAGTCTGCAAAGTCAGTCACCATAAATGCTTCAGAGTTTGTTTGCGTACAAGCAGAACCTTGGGGCATTGCCACACGTTGCACGGTTTATTCGAGGGTAAAGTAATGTGGTACCACCCTCACGATCCAAATAATCCCAATGAAGAAACCCAAGAGTGTGATGATGATTTTGATCCGCCTGATGACAATGAAGAAGATCCGACATACATGCCGCTTACAGATTTGGAGGAAAGATACAATGCTTATTAAAATATTGTTCACCGTAGCCCTTATTGCTGGTTACGCCTACGTCAGCAATCAAGATTTTGAAGATCAACAATTAGTAAACCAATGGAATCAGAAGCAACAGTTAGCGCATTGATGATTATAGTTTTCTTGCTTATCATCGTTGTTGAATTTGTCATAGGGCATATCCCTGATGAGGATGATTAATGGCAAGTCACGGAGATCAATATGCAGAAAAAGATCGTAATTCTAGAACTAACAAACCTATTGATTACCCTCCACCGTGTGACCATTGTGCTTTAGCAAAAATATGTAAAACTGAATGCGCAAGTTACAAATGTTGGGAAGAACATGGAGTATGACAATGCCAGAAGAATTATCAGCAGAAAGAAAAGCCGAGATTAGAAGACATATTGCTGAACATCGCGGAGGCTACAAACGCGCCTACAACCCAAAGCACAACCCTGCCTATGACAAGGCATACATCAAGGCCAAGGAATTGATTGCTTGTGGATACGGCAAATGTGCAGCTTATGCCAGAGCCGGGATAACTGGTGATGCGTTTAGGTTAAGGGCTAAGTGGGAGGCTGAAGGGAAATGAACGCACCGAAGAAGATTTGGATGACGGTAGACACAGAGGTATGGACCACAAAAAGTCGCGTGTTTAACACCCCCTACATCCGCGCCGATCTTGTGGATGAGTTGGTGGAGGCTTTGAAAGAAGTCATGGATGCTCATAGTGATCGTGTAAAAGAATTGTCTTATCAGAAGGGAATTCTTGTTGGTGATTCTCGACTGGCAAAAGCCAGAGCCGCGCTCGCAAAGTTGGAGGATAGCCATGACTGACAGAGAACTTTTAGAACTCGCGGCGAAGGCGGCGGGGATTGACTATTACCACCAAGACAGCATGGGCAATTTGCATGAAAAGAAAGGCGGCACTTGGAACCCCCTAACCGATGACGGTGATGCGCTGAGGTTGGCAGTGAAGTTGCGAATGGCTATTGAATACGACAGTGAGTATTTAGATCAACCAGCAAAAAATGTGTACGTCCAAGCACAAGGGTATGACGCTTTTGAGCCTTTGTGTTACGACCCCTACGCCGCAACAAGACGCGCAATCGTAAGAGCGGCGGCAGAGATCGGGGGGACGATGGGATGAGCGAAACATTGCTACAGATAGCAACTATTTTGGCTATCAGCTGGATGGTTACGTCTGCTCTTGACGCCATGTCAAAAATAGAAAAAGCGGAAGCCAGAATTGAAAGAATCGAATCAGGGTGCAAGCCATGACTGACAAAGCGCGTGAGTTGTTGGAACTAGCGTTGAAAGCGTTGGAATTTGATGTTTCTGCGAAACGCACCGATGAAATAAAGAAAGAAATCCGCGCCTATCTCGCAGAGCCGCGCCCAGAGTTTGTGCGGTTGAGTGAGGAGGAAGTAAGCGAGATCCTGTCTTTAGCACACACCCCGTATGAAGCTATTTGTGCAGCGGAAAATAGATTAGCGAGAAAAAACGCATGACTGCATTCATCCTAGTGCTATCAATGACGGTAGACGAAGCAAAAACATTGCATCACGCATACATCAAGTGCCTGCACAGTCACCCTCAAAAATATTGCAACGCAAAGTACCACGTTAAAAGCTGAGGCAACAAATGAGATCCTGCGACACCTGCACCAAATGCTGTGAGGGCTGGCTATCTGGTAACGCATACGAACACCAGTTCTATCCTGGCGTACCGTGTGCATACCTTGGCAAAGGCTGCACGATCTACAAGAACCGCCCTGAGAACCCGTGTAAGACGTTTGTATGTGAATGGCTGGCAGATGAATCCATCCCGTACTGGATGCGTCCTGACCTCTCTGGCGTGATCCTTAGACGTGATGATGACGTTGTTGAAATGATTGAATGCAATCCGCCATTACAAGCGCAGCCGTTAGAATGGTTTTTGACCGCGTACATTACTGGCAAGTACGACAACGTATCCTATCGGATACACAATCACCCACGAACGATTAGGAATGCAAAGGAGTAGACCAATGAAAGACGTAATTTTAGCCGTAGCTGTTACTTGCTACCAGTACGGGACAATCACGCAATGTACTGATGGCACAACAGCCTACAAGTTCGGAAACCAGACGCAGATTATCAGTCCAAACAACGATCAGACAACGGTTTATCAGTACGGAAACCAGTACCAAATACAGCCATATCAAAATGCGCCAGTCATTCCATCAATTCCATCACTTATGGGCCTTGACCCACTCAAGTAAGTGATCGAATCCAACAAATAGCATGAGTGAAAAGACAACACTAAAGATGATCTTGGCCGTTTTACTCATCGCGGCCAATTTCTTTAGCTCTGCAAGTTCTTCTCTAGTTAAACTGTTGCTAGTGTCAATGACACGCAAAGAATCATTGTCATCCGTCATGGCTTATCCTTGGTGAAAGCAGCAATTGCACTGGCTACACCAACGCCAATCTGAGTAATGCTAGAAGCAAGCTCTGGCTTAATGTAAATGCCAACAGAGCTAGCAATACCAACAAAGCCAAGCCAAGTGGATCTTTCTTGCAGACGATCAATAGCCCAAAGGAAGAATGATTTCATGATTAGCTCCTTGGTATTTGCCAGTGAGGACCGTCAGGGAATGTCTTCCATCTGCCGCCCCATTCTATTTTAACATTAAGTTCTTTTGCTGCTTGCATCATTGCATCAGCCAACGGATAGTAATGTTTCCAGTCCCAAGATACTTTTCCATCCACTATTGGCGCAATATCTACAGCATGACCAGTAAGATGATAACTGTTCATTGTGCGAGACTTACCAGCGTCTAATAAATAAGCCTGACGCGCTTTTGTACGCAAGCCTTCAATGACAACAAAATCTATTGGCGTAAGCTCTATTGCACGTTTAACAACGTTGACTAGATCAGGTTGTACGCCATCCAATCGGCGCAAAGATTTGTCAGATAACTGAAAACTCATTCTACTGGGACTAGCTTAGGATAACCTGGCTTATCAGGATCTGGAACTATGCTAAACCCAGCACCCTGTCCATCAATCAACAACAAATAATCATCGTCACTGATTTCAACGCAATCCGATGGAATAGAAACGTAATCAATTCCTTCTGCATAAAAACCATTTGTACTGGCTGAATAACGCATGATTAGTACCCGTATGCAATGTAACTGATTGATTTAGTGCCAGAAGCGCAATAAGCGACAAATTCAGATGTAGAAACAACGTCCCATGACGTAGCAACCGGAGTTGCGCCAATTTGATTTATAACAATTGATACAACGCCAGTTGGGAATGTTGTTGCATAACTGTTGTTTGTGCCAGCAACGGTAGCCGTTCCAATGCCATATTGCACAATCAGACCATTTGGATACTTAATGTATCTTGATCCTGGAATTGCTGGAAACGTAAACCCGCCAAACGCAAATTTACCAGTAGCCCTTGTGTATTCAATACCTAGACCGCCATCTGCGCTATAGATGCCCCAATCAGTTGCTGAGTTATACAAATACGCATCATTTACGCCAGTGTATTTAGCAATAAGCTGCGCTTCACCAGATGTGGCCGTATCTGTTGCAAATGTTTTAAGTTCAGCCGCTGTAGCTTTAGCCGCAATAATTGGCCATGTAGAACTTGCTATATCTGCATCTTTTGACCATTTTAGATTTGTGCCATCATAATCAATCCACATCTGGTATTGAGATCCACCAGAAGAAGATCCAGCGTTGACCGCTACCGGGATAGATGAAACAGCGCCAGTCTCAATAAATCCATACGAAACCGCAGACAGACCAGCATCCAAAGACTGGCCATAATCGTTAGAAACAACAACCGTTGTTACGCCAGTTGCATAAGTTGCTGACACAACTGTGCTGTAGATCAATCCAACAGTATTTGTAGATTTAAGCCTGCGAGACTCTAGGAAGGTTGACCTGTGATCGCCAGCAACACTAAAAGATATTGCTGATAAATATGTTGGAGTGCCAGGAAAAGAAATCCAATTCTGAATGGTGCTAGTGCCGGGATCATTGACCCCAGAGATATTATCAAACGTAGAAATGACAACACCATGCGTCTGTCCGTACTCTCTTGGTCCTTCAAGAATCATCTTGTAGGAAGATCCAGACTTTAACCAGATTTCACCACCCGTTTCACCCCGCGCATCCAATACAATCGGATTAGACCATGCGGTATCAGCGACTGGTGTCGTATACGCCAGCAATGGAGTGGACGTACCGGCTTCATAAAACCAGATCAAGCCGCCAACTAAGAACGTTCCGTCATCATTAAACTGCGCGTCTTGAAGGATCGGGGAGAGATATGCGTTGGACATGATGTTTACCTGTTCAATGATGAGCCAATAGCTGCGCCAGCAATACTCCCTGGAGCATGTGCATAATCTGCTTCAAGCAAACGCAATAAAGTTCCAGGCTGTCTACGCAACATTTTAGCCGCCTTCTTAGGATCAAGCAGAATGTCTGCAAGATCTCTCTGCATTGCTTGTTCTGCGCGTGTATATGCGTAATCTATTCCCGGTAAATGCAATGCTTTGCCAATCATAGTACCCGGAAATCCAGCGCGTTCAGCAAGGCTTTGCATTGCAAGATTCTGGAATGTATTAGATCCAATACCGCGTCCTGCACCAGCAGACTCAGCTTGTCTAGCAAGATCAGATGCAATTGCAGAATAAGTTTCTTGATCACCTGGTTTCATTACGTTTTCAAACCTAGCGCCTTTAAAACCAAGAGCCTTCTGAGCAGTTACGTCAGCATCGCGTAATGCACTGGCGAATGATTCAGACCTTTCTCTAGTGACTGGACCAAAGTCAGATAATGAAGGAGCCAGCTTTTCATACAGAGACTGACCAACAGTCATTCGCGAAATAGGCTTAGAAAGCTCCTTAAACGCTTGCTGTGCTTCAGCATATTTAGGAATAGTATCACCGCGCCATTGCTCAAATTCATCAACAGTGCCCTTCAGGGCTCTTTGTTGCGCCTTTCCAATCGGAACCGCAGGATTGTCTCTTAAGGCATCAAGACCAATCTTGATCCAATGCAAGCCTTGTCCTGAGATTTCTGCTGGAACTTCGCCAGATTCAATAGCCTTAATAAGATCAGCAGGAATTGGCGTACCTTGTTCAGCAGCAATTTGCTGTGCCTGAGATAACGCGCTACGCATACTGGGTCGCTTAAACAATTCGCGCAACGTATCATCTACTGGCACATTCATCTGCATTGCTTCTTCGTACAATGGCTTAGTAACAGCTTCACGCATACCAATAGCTGCTTCTTTCTCAGCCTCAGTACCAGCTATGCCCTGTAGCGCCATACGTCTAGCGCCAACATTCTCAGCGCGTCTCTGGAAATATGATTCAGGATTAGCCTGTTCAGCCCAACGTTGCATAGCCGCTAAACCACCAGATTGAGGAGCCGCTTCAGATGCCGTGTATTGCACACCTGGCACAGCAGAGCGAGTAGTCTCAAGTTGTCTAGCAACATTTGGCGCATTTTCACCAACAACACGCTGGAGAGATCGAGCCATAATGTTTTGCTTGCCACTTTCCGTCAGTGGCTCAATTGCTCTAGTGATGGTTCCAGCGGCATAAGGAATAGTTTCACCAATAAGAGAGCCGACAGCACCCAAAGCGCCTGACTTTTCGCGTTCATACGTTCCGCCAGGTTCATATAACGAAGATAGACCACCTGATGTATAAGCGCGTTGAAGTGCTGGCAACATTCCAGCACCGCCAATTGCAAGACTTGGTGAAAGCATCGCTGCTTCTGACGCAATCTCACCAATCTGCGCTGGCATGCCAGCCTGCTTAACCCATTCAGCTTGACCCGCAAGGTTTGCTTCCTCCTCTGGAGTAAGACCAATCATGAGGCGTTTTGCGCCCATCATGCCTTTATAGCCTTTGGCAGAAGCGCCTTTTAGGAAACGTTCTACTGAGCCAACAGACGAAGGTAATTCTGGTGTTTTGCTACGTCTTTCGGCCTCTCTAAGAGCCATCTCAAACATGTCATCACCAGTAGACGGAGATACACCAAGAGCTTTTGCAAATTCTTCGTCAGACATGCTTGCCATTAGAGACTCCCAGACATACGTCTTTTGCGGATTTGCATCGCCTGTTCACGAGTTAGCTTTTTATTTTGAACCATGTCAATTAGCTTTGTATCGTCATAGTCAGCATGTTGTGCGGCATATTTCTGCATCCTTTCCTGCCATTCATCAAATGCTTTAAGTCGCGTATCCGCTGAAATTTCACCAGAGGGATTGCCAATCGTTTTCATTCTAGCTTCAAGTTCCTTGTCACTCTGAGCGCCTGGGAACATGGCTACAGTGTCTGCCATCTGGCCTTCAATAACCTTTAATGCGCCAGTCATATCACCAGCTTCAAGAGACTTTCCGACAATACCACCAGCACGATTTGCCCAGTATTCTAAATCACCAGACACAGATCCTTTAATAAGGTTGCGAATTCGATCAGGATCAGGAAGCATGTCGTAAGCGTTAGTGGCTTTTTTAGACATTTGTTGTTCTTCAACATTAAGCTCTGCTGCTCTTTTTGCGCCAGCTTTTTGAGATTCATTAAAAGTACGAATCCGCTGCAATTCTTCTGGCGTTACTTCAACCGTAGAAGAAGCTCCTTGAGGCAATGACTGACCACGATTGATTACACTCATTAAGCGTTGCTTATCTGGTCCATCTGGAAGACTTGCAATATATGCTTGAAGTTGTGGCTCAGTAATGTCCTCTTGTCCAGCAGCGGGCTGTGGCGCGGCTTGAGACATTCTCGGAGCCTGTCCACCCATGGGAGGGGTTTTAGTAACATAGCCTTCTGGCGTTTGATGATATTGCCCATAGTATTGTTCAGCACTCATTCCTGGAGGCAATTGCCGCTCCATTGCCTTTTGCTGCAATTGATCCATTGGCGTAAACCGATTAAACCTTGCATTCAATGCGCGTACATCATCTGGATTAACCTTTTTAGGATCATAGGATGATCCTGATTGAATCCATGACTCACCAGCTTGTGCTGCTTTAGATACCGCATCGCCATTCATTGAATGAAACAAGCTCAATGCCTGTTCCTCTGGCATTCCTTTTTGGCGGTTTGCCTGATATGTCATTAGTGCAGGAAATGCAGCCGCAGCAGCCTGATCCGCAGATTGAAGGTCAATCTTTCCTTGGGTTTCTTGAGCCTGTAGGTGTTTGAGATATTGTTCGTTCTGAAATTGCTGCATCTTAATCCCAAGCTCAGGATTAATTGCCATGACGCGCTCATTGCTAACAGGGCCACCAGATGAATATAAGTCACGCAACTGCTGTTCCGCATCCATAGACCTGCGCTTGGATTCAAGCTCATACTCGCCCATCAATTGCTTTTGGCGATTAGTTTCCCATGTGACTGGATTGCCTGCTTCCAGCATTGTGCGATACATTTCTGCGAGTGGCATATTAGACTCCTAAAGTGCTTGGGCTGGATCTTGGCCAAACATAGGCATCATCCCGGTTGGCAATTGACTAGATCGGCCACCGCCCCACAAGCCATTATTTTTGCCAATATTGTAAATGCTACCTGTCAATTGATTTGCCGCAGTACCCATAGCGCCATATCCTTCACCTTGAGTAATGGCGTTCATTGTATTTGACCTCATTGCATCACCGGCAATGCCCTGTGCAGCAAGAACCGGCCCCATAGATGCGTTGTAACCCATTTTGGTAATATCACCAAGAATTCCAGATTGCTGAAGCGCACCAGCACGTTGTGCAGTTTGACCAGCGTTATATGTATTGAACGCATTCATGTACGCATTTTGCGCTCTTTGCCATGCGTCTTGGAAACCAGTAGCAGCTTGCTTTTGGCCAAAACCTTGTGCGGCTTTAAGTTGTGCGCCAGATAACAATCCACCACGCGCAGCCGCTGTTTGTCCAAGTTCTTTTTGCCCTTGTTCAAGCTGAAACTGGTAGCCTGGTGTAGCCTGCAATTCAGCCAGATTACGCACCATTGGTGTGTACAAGGGGGATTCCTTGTACATTTCTGGCGTAAACTGTTGATACTGGGATTGAGCAAGAATCTGTGGAAGCATCTGCTGATACATTTGCATACCAGCTTTGCCAAACTTTTGATATGGTTGTGCGCCTCGCTGTGCAATTGCCCAGATTTGCTCCATCATTTTTTGGTTGGCTTTATTGGCTGCGCTACTGGAGGCCATGCCCATTCCAGCACCTGCCATTGATCCAGCCGCCCCAATCCCAGCCGCTGCAATTGCTGCTCCAGTCATACCGATACCTCTAGCAATTTGATCCGATTCTGATACTCGTCAAATGTCTCTGCAAATATCTCTTGCTCTATTTCATCCACCGAATCGGTTGCAGATGGATGAACAGTTACCCAGCTTGTATCAGTTTCACAGTAAATGGCGCGAACCGTTCCAGGCTTAGTAACCCACATATTAGGTTGGCTAATTATACTCTTTTTGCCATGCTGATCGTAAACATAGCATGTACCGTATAGCACAATAGTTACATGCTCAACCGCGTGAACCTTTGTTATTACGGTTATCCCAGCGGGTACATAATTTCTTCTTGCATACAGTCCTTTGCAAAACAAGTGTTCCAATGGAGGCTCAAATTCCTCCATCAGACCGCGTTTACAAGATTCCTCCATTGCATAGCGAAGCGACTCTATTCGCTTAACGCCAACAGGGATAATTGCTGTATTTGCGCTATTTACCAATGTACCCACGTTGAACCATTCCAGTAAACTGGTTTACCTAAATCAGTGTCAAAATACTGTTGACCAACAAATAGATTTTGCGTTGGTCTGCCAGCGGTTGGCCCTGAACTTGTGTTAGTGTTGACGATTTCCTGCACTCTATCAAACCATTGTTGCCAGACCACGCTGACAATGTTGGTTGTCGTTTGAATTGCTGCCTGAAATGGAGCCTTTGGCAAACTCATTTTGCAGCCTCAGTTGCATACGCCGCCGCACTCATCATAACGACCTTTACTGGGTCCGTAATCCTAAACTTGAATACATAATTACGACTAACGCCAAGTCTGCGCCACTCTGCACGTTTAAGATATTCGCCAGCTTGACCAAAGCTAGTCCACATTTCGTTGCCGTAAGTGTATCCACCATCACGGCTAACCTGTAGCATCGCTTGCGGGTTATAGATCATTGGAACATCCTCAGTGCTATAGCCTGAGATAATATCTTGTCCAATTTCTGTGTCCAAAATGCTGTCATCTTCAGCAGCAAGAAACACTTCAATCTGCGTTGGCATTAGCCTAGTAGCGTCACCAGTACCTTGCTCCATGTCCAAACGCAAACGGTATATATGGAGTTTATTGAAAGACGTACTAGCAAAGAAATGTGGCGTGATTAGCTCACGCGCAATGTAATCTCCGTCATCTGTGTACGTTACTGGATCAAGATTGTAGAGATTGCCGTTGCGATAGTCTGAGACATAGATTTCATTTTCAAACTGCGTACCGCGCTGACCATAATGCCGTGTATCCGCGCCAGACGTAAGTTCAGACCATACATCTGATGTTGCGTCATACATCCATGTCTTTTTTTCAGCTTGAAAAGAGATTACATAAAAGTCATGTCCTGCAAGACGGTAAGAATACGCAATCGCATCTTCTGGTGTCTGATACGTCTGAAAGTTGTAATCAAGATCTGGCGTTGAAACTGGTACACACCGATAGTTTTCTACCCGCACAACAGAAATGCCACCCCGCCTAGAACGGCCAAGGTACATTAACTGCCCACCACATCGAGAATAAGATCTAATTGCGACTAAGCCAACGTCAGTTGGAGAGCCTGCGATTCTCTGCAATGGAAAAGGATACGCGCCAGTGTTCTGCCAATATTCTTGGGAGACAGCGCCAAGCAACACAAGACAGCCATTGTCTACAGTAACCGCGCTTAGATTATCTGTGTATGCTTCCTTGCTGGCGTACTGCAATGGATCCCAGTAAAAACCATCGTACTGACCAGACAACCAAAATTGCTTTGTGCCAACTACGTTGACAATGAAATAACTGTCTAGAAATGTAACCGTAGTTGCGATTGGGAAATCTACGCCAGTGTATGCAGACCTAATTGGTCTGAAGTTATTGACTATCTTTAGTTTTCCAGTAAACGTTCCAAACGGCAGAACCTGGAACTTAAACTCGTTTGCTTTGGTGCATACACCAGTGCCCGTAGTTGTACCAGTAGCGGTAAAGACAACGCCAACCTCATTCAGTGGAGCGCCAACTAACGTAAAGTCAGACGTTCCAACTTCTTCAATAACATACTCTGTTGAAGTTACTAGAGAAGGCGCAGCGATATGAGACAAAATAACAGTGTACGTTCCAGACGCAACATGTTGATCGCCAATAACTTGAATCTGTTGACCCTCTTTGCGCGTAGTCAGTGGCTCAGTGACAGTAACAAAAAGACTGGCCCTTGAATAAGACAACTCACCAGTAGTGGGCTGGTAAATGTATCCCGCAGATCCATCCACAATCATTAGCTGAGTGCCGTTATCAGCCATTGAGACTGTGCCAGACGTACTATTTAACGTTCCTCTGGTGAATGTCGTACCGTCTGGATAAATCTCTACAAGCTGATCGTACTCAACCGCAAACAGTCGATTAATTGACTGATACCACCAAAGACCACGGATTGGAGTAGCGCCAAGATCAATAAAGTTTTTGAGTCCTGCTGTGCCGTAGGCTACAAGATTAGACTTGTCCTTTTCTGGCTTAATTTCAAGAAACAGATTTTGGCGTTTCTGAGCAGTGACAGCGCGAGAACGTCCTGCAACACCAGGGCCAAGAATCGGAAGTTGCATTGTTTCTGGCATGGTTATCGTCCGTACCCATCCGAATATATATTATAACGTAATTGAGACGTATTCATAAGCGCAACGTCAGTCTGTAGCGTTACAGTCCGCTGATTCAATCTCTTAACGCGCTTTAACGCATTGACTGCAAGCTGTACAGTTGTAGGACGAATGTCAAACTGATACTCCTCAGCTATACGCACCGCAAGATTGAATACAATCGCTTCCCAGTAGCCTGGAGGGAATGACATGTATGCAGAAGGATCTAGCACCATGTCAATTGGTTTCCAGCTAGTCAAATTGATGTAAGCTGGACCTTGCGTACTGGGATCATTTGGCGCAAAGATTGGATAAATGTAGACTTCAGCAATCGGGAAAGATGGCTGATAGTAAATGTAGTTCGGAAAGTTAGTGCTAAGAGTCTTCAGCCTGACAGAGTTGTAATCGTCATAGCCCAGTACCTGCATAGGATAGCTGACAGGAATTGATCCGTTGTTTAGGATCAGATACGCATCAACAATCTTCATTGGCCTGCTGGTGTCAAAATCAGCACCATAGCCCATAGTGTAGGGGTTTTGACCAGAGACTAAAGGAAATTGCTCTCTAATGACCTGATACAACGTAAGCTCGTCTGCTGACCACGAATCCAGCATTCGATTTAAGGACTCAAGACCGTCCTGCAATTCTGATGCAGTCAGATCCGTATCAACCGCGCTAACCTGAATCAATCGCATAGCTGCGCGAATAATGTCATTGGCCGTGTACATTTGGCCAACATTCTGTACGGTCTTTGTACTAACAGGAACAGGGTTTACTGCATCCCATGTCAACGGATTTTCTTCCCAAAGGCTAGGCAGTAATTCCCAAATTGGGCTAGGCAATGACCAAATGTTAGTGATGGTCGTACCGCGTACTAGATTTCCGCCACCAATACGGAAGTCGTACTGGATAGATCCATCTGCAAAGTAACATTCAACCAAACCAGTAGAAATGCTGATTGGCTGTTCAATCAATGTTGTCAGTGCGGAATCGCTGTAGATCGGAACAACGGTAGACGTTCCTGCATACAAAAATTCACCAATCGCTGTTTCGCCAATGTATGCGCCGACTGGAGGGACAAGGGTTAGGGTGAAGAATGTACTCATTTGCTTGTCCTATTATATGTATTCAATCCATGTTACTACTGAAACTGAATTGTTGCTTTTAGAAACATAATAACTTGAGTTTGGAGGAACCATAAATGAATGTGTTGCAAAAAATCCTCCAGTGTAATCTTTTCCAATTGTAGAAACTCTGTTTCCACCAAGCCAAGTGCTTCCAATGAACGCAATTGAGCTAAAACTTACGTCACATGAAATTTGAATAGTAACAAAGACAGCGTATGGCCTATTGTTTGCGTAAGCGTAAAAACTTCCAGAATTTAATGATAAATTTCTACTTCCTGTAACGTCTACAACATTACACCCAACGCCTCTGGTATTTGCGGCCCCAGTATATGTATTTAATGAAACATTCTGATGGTCTGCGCCGCTTGCGTCCTGAATAGCACCAAGAGTGTTATCGTAAATCAAACAATTTGTAACATTAAAATAATCACATCCAGTCCCAATGTAGACTCCTTGCTCTCCATTTACCGTGGATGTAACGCCAACAATGTTAAATTTATTGCTGTTTGCAAAAACATTGATTCCGTGAGCGCCATTACCCTCTACACGCCCTCCAATTATTGATACATCGTCGCAATCTGAAAATACATAACCATTTCGTCGATTGCTTATAACTTGGCATGTTGAGAAATGTGTTCCCTGCACACGATTGTATCCTGCCATGTAAATTCCATCGCCTGTTGCAGTGTTACCAAACCAACAAGCATCAAATCGGCAAAGATTTGCAATTCCCGTTCCTGATGGAATTATCGTTAATCCAGCCCAAGAACAGCTATCAAAATAGCAAGAATCAAAATATCCGGCATACGCAAGCTGGCCGTTGCCTGGAGAAATGTAACATCCGTGAATGTTATGCTGTAGCTCGCAGCTTATTACACGAATATCGTAGGTTTGATAAAGTCGAAGTCCGGCTAGCGGCGCAGCAAAAACAGATTTTCCAGAATTATGTGATGCCGCTGTAGTACCGTTTATGCCTCGTGTTGCTCCAGTTAAATTATTTCCTGATTTTCCTGAATAAGAGATTTGCTCCCATTCAATAGTTACCACGCCACTAGAAGCAAACCCGCTTGCATCTGCTAACGGAATAGTTGTAACGCTTGAATCAATTGTTGATGATAAAGTTGTAAAAGGCGCATCAGTAATTACATTTTGAATTAGCTGATTAAATCCAGACGCAGAATTTCCAACCTGAATAGCCATCCCGCTACCGGAAACTGTATCCCTAATTGAACCATTAGAAAGCTCATCAAGAGTACCATTTAAGGAAACACCAATATAAGCGCCGCTAATCCCAAAATTTCTTAACGATCTGCTGGGACCGATTCCAGACATGTTTACGGTCGAGCCTGAAGTCCTAGTGACCGAAGTGCTAAAAGAAATATTTTCAATGCTAATGTAGCCAGAAGTGATGTTAAAAACATCGCCACTTGCAAATGTTGATTGAACAAAAGTTGCGTTAAGTCCAGCCCCAATCAAACATGTTCCTGGCGTAGAAAATGTAATTGTGGAATTTAAAATATACGAACCGGCGGGAATGTATACGGCTGTGCCAGAATTTGCAGCAATCTGAAAAGCAGCCGTATCTTCAGCAGGATGCGTTCCGTCACCAATAGCGCCATAATCTTTAATGCTAATCAGATCTCCCAACATATCTGAAACTGGTCTAGATATTGCATTTGGATATGGAATTCCAGATTTAGATGCAATAACACTAGCCGCACAAGCACCAAGAGTGGATATGTTGACAGTCGCAAATGTGGGCGCAGAAGATCCGTTGGATTGCAATAACTGGCCAGACGATCCCACGTTAGAGTATGCAACCGCCGAACCCGTACCATACGCAATCGTCCCCGCAGTGGGCGTTGCAGTGCTATTTGTACCGCCGTTGGCGATTGCTACTGGTGTAGACAATGAGAACTGATTACCAGCAAGACTAAGGCCAGTACCGGCAGTGTAATTGCCTGTTGCGCTGAACTGATTCCAGACAATTGAAGTTACGCCAATCGTGCCAGAGCTAGGAATATTAGTTACCCAAGTTGTCCCTGAGTTAGCTGTGCCAGAAGATACAAAGACAGCCGCGCCTACTAGTTCAGCCCATGTATCTGCATCTGTTGAACGCGACCAGGCACCAGCGGCTGCAACGTAAATGCCATTGGTTTCTGACAAATACTGGTCCTTAACCAGTACGCGCTGACCCGCAGTAACCGTAATGCTGTCAATCGTCAACAAACCAGACAATGATGCAAGGTTTGTCGTTGTTGCACATGTAACCGCAGTCTTGGTCTGCAAGCCAACAGCAACAGAATCAACATACCCTTTCGTTGCCGCATCTGTAGACGCTACTGGGGTAGCGAGATCGTTAATCAGATTGGCGTTCATATCAATCGCGCCAGTCATTGCACCGCCCGTAGTCGGTAACGCGCCTACAGTGCTTGCAGTAACAGAAACAAATGTTGGCGTAGCTAGACCATTGCTTTGCAGGAATTGGCCCGTAGTGCCCGTAGAGACAAAATTAGTAGTGCTTACGCCAGTCTGATAAACCAATTGGCCCGCAGATCCACCATAGATGTTCTGTGCTGTGTTGCTGACAATGCCTAACGCACTAACGGAAGTCGTACTTAGCTGTAAGCCAGTCGCGTTACCGTTACCATCTTGAACAGTCTGCAGCGTAGACGTAATCCCGCCTGGAACTTGCAAAAGGCCTGCGTATGATGCTTTTTGTCTTTGTGGGCCAAGTGTTGACATGGCGAACCCCTTAATAAATATGCGTCAATTATACGTTATCTCGCAAGAGAAAATTTCAGTGGTGACTCTGCAAATGCGGCGTAGATGTAGGTATACCCAGAGCCATTATAAGAAGGATCTGATCCGCGCCATTTAAATCCGTTTGCTACGAAGTCTACCCCAATGTTTGCATTTTCTGCTTGAGATCCGTTAGCAATAAGGAAATTCTGCTCTACGTTGTATGTGTCTCGTGCGCTGTCATACATAAACCACGAATACGTATTGCTTGAAGACTTCACCATGATCCAACGAGGACGGAAGCCTGTGTAAACAAACGGCCCATCCGTTGACCCATTGCCTGTGTAGCTACCAAATGCACTATAGCCGGGGATCGCGGCGAAGCAGTAGGCGACAAAAGTGCCGCTAGAAATGTTTGAAAAACTTGCGTCACCAATACCAAATACCGTTGATGTTGGCGCAGAATAAAATGCAGATGCGG